CAAAAATACTAGGGGTGAGTCAACAGCATATCTTTAACGTAATAAAAAGAGGGGAGATTAAAAAAGTTAAGGTAGGGAAAAGAAGTTTAATCCCTGTATCTGAACTCCAAAGATTACTAGACTCAGCGAAATAAAATACCATACATACAATTTGATATTACGGAGGAGTAAATATGCAATCTTATGCAGATATAGAAGTAGAGTTAGCCGAGTTATCAGATAACAAAGCTGTGATGTTCAGAGACCCATCATTCAAGAAAGCGTTAATAGGGATTGGTATTCAGAATCTAGGGACAGAAACTAAGCATTATGCTGTTTATGATTATGAATTAATAATATCAGAGTTAATGGAGAAGAACGACATGGCAAGGGAAGATGCTGTTGACTTTTTCAGTTTCAATACCCTAGGAGTTGGTGGGGATAACTTCCCTGTTATACTTTACCCGTCTCATTGACAGACCCTTATGCCATAGAGTATTATGATTTGGGGTGGGGTTTTGGGTTCTTTCATGCCCGTTTCCTACTCCCACCCCTTAAATTAAGGAGTTTTAATGGCAAAAGTATATTCGGAAGAAGACAAGAAACGACTTAAAGAGTTGTTTCTAGAGTCTTTTCAGTTAAATAAAACAGTGTCTAGGGCAGTCAGAGCTGTAAGAGGGTTGAGTAGAAGTTATTTCTATCAGTTAATCGAAGAAGATCCTGAGTTTAAACAGAATTATAACGACATTCGTATAGGGATCGGAGAAGATTTGGAGGCAAGTGCCTTTCAGTTAGTGGATAAAATGGTACAGAATGAGGATTATTCCAAACCTGTGCTGTTAATCACCTTACTTAATGCAAACCTCCCTGATAAATACAGGAATAATGATGCACAATCTGATGATGCGAAGACAATTGTGTCAGAATTAAGGAAAATGGCATCTAAAAAGTCCAAAGCAATCAAAGAAGCTGAGGAATTATTAGATAATGACAACAAATGAACTAGAAACCTACCTCTATAAGAAGGTAAGTTTCGATCCAACAGAAGAACAGAAGGTAATATTGGACTCTGACAAGAGATTTATCCTTGTAGCAGGGGGAGAACAGGCAGGGAAAAGCATGATTGCTAGTAAATTTCTGCTTAAAAAAGCTTTTGAGACAGAAGGAGCAGGATTATATTGGTTGGTTGCTGCAGATTATGAACGTACTAGGGCAGAATTTGAATACCTTGTGAGTGATTTTGCACAACTTGGGATATTAAAGAAAACCTCCAAGAGAGTAGACCCCGGCAGGATAGAATTGGCTGATGGTACTGTGATAGAAACGAAGTCTGCCAAGGACCCTCGGACCTTAGCAATGAAAGCTCCCAATGGAATCATAGGGTGTGAGGCATCACAGCTTGACCTTGAAAGTTTTTACAGGTTGAGAGGTAGGTGTGCCCCAAGAAAAGCTTGGTTGTTTTTGGCAGGGACTTTTGAATCCTCTTTGGGTTGGTACCCACAAATGTTTCAGTCTTGGAAGTATGGTGTGAATGATGAACAATCATATTCACTCCCGTCATGGACTAACAAGCATCTATACCCTTTAGGAAAAGAAGACCCCGAAATATTAAGATTAAAAGAATCCTCTAGTGATGACTTCTTCATGGAAAGAATAGAAGGAATCCCCTCCCCTCCAAGAGGTGTCGTGTTCCCTGAGTTCCGTCCTGACATACACGTCTCTGACAAGATAGAGTATGTGCCTGACGAGCCTGTCCATGTGTGGATAGACCCCGGCTATGCAGGGGCGTATGCTGTGTGTGCTATTCAGATTATAAACGATCAGGTAAGAGTCTTTGATGAAGTGTATGAACAGAATTTAATCACAGAAGAAATTATTAATATTGTTCAGAACAAACCTTGGTACAAAGATTTACGATATGGGGTGATTGATATTGCAGGGTATCAGCATCAGGCAATGAGTGCCCCTGCAGAAGTTTGGTTAGACAGTACAGGATTATATTTAGACTCAGAAAAAATTCAGATTAATGACGGGACTGAAAGATTAAAATCCACACTAAAACTTACAGGGAAAGGAGAGCCCAAACTTATCATTTCCCCTGTATGCAAAGGCTTATTATCAGAGTTTGGGGCAACTGCAAATCCTTTTGATGGACAGACTAAAGTTTATCAATGGAAAGTGGATAGGGATGGAAATATAGTTGGCAATCAGCCACAAGACAAGTATAATCATGGTATCAAAGCCCTTATTTATGGGCTAATAAACCATTTTGGTTACAGTTTTGTTGCAGGAAAAAGCACAATTCGAGTGAAGAGATGGGGGTAATAGTATATGGCTAGAAAAAAGAAATTAAAAGCAAATGATATTATCGACAAAGTTGATATACATTACGATAATACCGAGAAATTAAGACAAAGAATGGAAGATGATTACTCATTATATCGCCTAGATCCTTATGAGGCAGGGGATGGTTATCAGTCTTATACTTCCAACGCCCCACAAACATACGCAGACAAGGTAATATCTTGGATAGTATCCTCTGAAATGGTAGTACGAATACCTAATGTAACAGAAAACAGAGAAATGCGAGATGCTAATAACAGGAAAGAAAAAGTATTTCTTGGAATGTTAAGGTCAGCAGACGAAAGATTAAAGAATACACTGAAACCTTCTATCAAAAACCAATTGGCATTTTATGTTGCTATTCGTGGTTGGTATGCAGGGAGAGCTTTGCTGACAAAAAGAGATGACGGGACAACCTATGTCGACATATCCCCTTGGGATCCAATGCACACTTATTGGGGAGTGGGGGCTGACGGATTAGATTGGGCTTGTTACAAAATACAGAAAGGAAGAACAGAGATAGAACAGGAATATGGAGTAAGGCTTAGTGGGGAAGCTACAGACAGAGATGATGAGGATTGGTTATATGTTTATGATTACTATGACAAAGAAGAAAACATTGTTGTTGTAGGGAATGGGCAGGTTGTTAAGAAGGCAACTCCTCATGGATCCCCCAACGTACCTGTATTTATCGGACCTGTAGGGGCAACGCCTCCGGTACAGGCTTTATCAGAACACACTGATATAGAAACTACGATAGAAGACTTTGGAGAATCTGTATTCAAATCCTCTAGAGATGTATATGAAAAAAATAATTTAATGATGTCTATAATGCTTGAACTAACAGCTCGTGCAAGAAGGCAGGGGTTGAAAATTAAATCGAGAGATGGAAGTAAAACCCTTGACGAGGACCCTTATAAAGAGGGGACTGAAATTTCTCTTGCTCAGGGGGAAGATATAGAACCTTTAGGATTACTAGAAATGTCTAGAGAAACTCAGGGATTTATGGGAGTTCTTACAGGAGATATGCAAAGAGGTACATTACCTCACAGCATATACGGAGACTTACAATTCCAACTGTCAGGATTTGCTATCAATACTTTAAGACAAGGTATTGACAGTGTTCTTCAGCCAAGAATGGAAGCATTAGAAGATTGTTACATGAAACTCTGTATGCTTTTATGCGATCAGTATATGTCAGGAAACTTCAGAGCAATGGAGTTATCCGGAGTAGATATGAACAGAAATTACTTTGATGAGATTATTACTCCTGAAAGTATAGAAATGGCTAAAGATATTCAGATAACATTTGTAGGACAATTACCACAGGACGATATGTCCAAGATGAGCATGGCACAAATTGCTAGAGAAGGACCTAATCCTCTTCTTCCTGATATATTTATCAGGGATAAGATCCTTGGATTGCAGGATACTGACAGTATTGATAATGCTATAAAAGAGCAGGAGGCAACTGAGCTCTTACCTGAAGCTAAACTGTTTACATTAATGCAGTCTGCAGAGGAACGGGGAAGAGATGACCTTGCACAACTATACTTAGGTGAGTTATTATATATATTAAAACAAAAAATGATGATGAGGCAACAACAGGATATGCAAAGTCAGCAGATGGGGATGCAGGGAGGAGGACAGTCTCCTAACGGAGCAGGTCCAACAGCAGACCCAAGGGCTATGCCCAATGCAGGAATGGGAGTACCACCTCCAACTCCAACTCCACAGGCAGGTCCTTTAGTTCCTCCAAATACCCCTAGACCAAACGCTAGGGGAATGGGACCATTATAATAGGAGATTAATATGGCAAGTGAAGCAGAGGTACGAAACGCTAAACTTCAAATCGAAGAAGAAGCTAAAGCAATATATGCAGCAAATCTGGCGGGGCAGGGAAGACCGACATTTGATGAAATGGGGGTATCTACTAGACCTGCTTTGATAACTTGGGAACAAGCTTTGGCACAGGCTAGAGCAAATAATCCTGAAGCTGTTGCTATGTCTAAGGAGACTGTTGATGTACTGTCAACTTGGGAACCAATTGGCGATATGACGTTAGAAGAACAGGCTAGGGAATTATCTAAAACAGCAGGATTTAAAGCAGATTTATCAGAGCTTAGACTAAACACTAAGCAATGGAAAGAGTCTTTAAGAAGTATAGACAGAATAACTAATCCTGAAAATCTTGGATTTTATTGGGACCCTCAAAGTAATGAATTAGTAAAAGTGCAACTTCCTGACAGGGATGATGATGCAATAATAAAACGAAGATTAGAGAAACAAGGTTATTCTGATGACGATATACAAAAAATGATTGATACAAAAGACTCTAGGTACAAAGCAGCTTTAGAAGGAGCTTATGTAGGGGACGTTCAACACGTCCACGACCCTGATAATAATAGAAGTGTAATGTACAGATGGGATGGGAAAGATTGGCAAGTCAAATCAGTGGCAGGTACAGAAGTTAATACTGACCCTTTTGCAGTCATGACTCCTCAGGGAGTAAGTGCTGCAATGTATGACAGACTTGCCCCTAAAATTAAAGGGCAGGATGCAGAATTAAAAATACCACAACCTGAAGGAAATGGAGGGGTAAAACTTCCTGATACTCCTGAAGGTGGACCACCTTCACCTCCTACGCAAGGTGGATGGAATCCCAATTTAACTAAAGATCCTGCAAGGTATGAAGTGGATTCATGGAGAAATAGAGATGTATTCTCCAACAGGCAATTCACAGGTACAGGACGAGCAACTCAGGTAGGTCCTTGGGATACGGGTGGATTATTTGACCCTGATTTGGGAACCACTCCATATGATTACGCAACATTATTGCGTGATGCCAATATGCGAAATATTTCTCCAACATTTCAGCAACCTTTTCAAAACTATTTAGATCGAGCTCAATTAACTTATGGGTTAATGGATCCTATAACAGCAAGGGAACAAGCAGCAGGGGGATTTGCACAATTTATTTCAGGGCAACCTCAGTTAGCTAGTGCAGACGAACTGTGGCAACAGGTACAAAATTACATGGGAGGATATTCAGACTTAGATCCTAGGGTACAAGAACAATTAGCTGCCACATATGGAATAGGATTAACAGATGAACAAGGAAGGGATGTAGGTAGAGACCGAAGGGAAGAATTAATGAAATCTTTACAAGGTTATGATACTAATCCTTTCTTTCGATACGCACAACAAAGCAGACTAGCTAGAGATTATGCAAGGGCTTCTCTAGAAAACCAAATGTACAGAGACAATCCTTTAGCTTGGGCTTTAGAGCAAAGAACAGGATTTGTTGCCCCTCAATTACAGCAAAGAGGTTTTGGTCAGACATTGCAACCTCAATTTGATTTTGCAGGTAATATTAGAAAACCTTTTGATGAGTTAACTACTCCGTCAACAGGTATGGGAGGAGGATTAGGTTACTAATGACAATGGCTAATGATAGTTATTCTCCTTTTAGTGATTTCTTAGAATATCAGCCACAGGCTGCGTATTATAGTTCTCCAACAGGGAGAACATTTGGACAACAAAGTCCTAACAGAAGAAGGCATTTTCAGGATTCATTTCAAAATTATTACAACCAATACCTTGGAGAACTTGGATCACAGTTAAGGGCAGGACAGGCTCCAACAATGAGATTCCAAGATTACTTGGCAACTGATCCGTTTACTGAAAGATATACAGCAATGACTCCTCAATCAAGAGGAGAATACTCACAACAATACAACCCTAGAACTAGATTTATATTCTATTAAGGAGATGTAATGGCAACTCCTAGAGAGACATTTGAGGTTTATAACAGATATAGACCCCGTGTACCAAAACCACCACCTTTAATCATTCCTCCAAGAGTACAAAAACTCAGAGATGCTCAGAAGTGGGCACGAGAACCTGTACCTAAGGAGTATGCACGGGGATTCCTTGATCCTACTCAAACTTTTTCAGAAAAATTTGGTACTAAAGCATTTCCAAATTTTCTTGATTTAGGGGTATCATTCTTAGAATGGGATCCTCCAACTGAAACATTAAAACCCATATATACTCCTGAAAATATTTCATCAGGTTCATTATTAGACAGACTTCTTCCTGAAGAGCGACACAGAAAGGGCAGACAAAGAGGTATGCTTTCAGCTATGGCTGAAGAATGGCAAAAAGAATTTGCAAGAGAATCTGTAATAGGGGAAAGTTTAGCAACAAGTGCTATTTGGAGAGCCTTGCCAAAAGTTCTAGACACAGAAAGTTTAATGATTGCTGCCCCATTTGCATTTCCTGCGAAAATAGGGAGTATGTTTTTGGGACCAACATATCATGCTTTAAAAGGGTTAAAGGCAGTTCCGAAACCTAATCCTTATACTTACTTTTCCTCAACATCATCTAAAATTGGGGGTAACGTATTTGATAAAGCGACAGGGGTGGTAAAAAATATAACTAGACCTTTGTCAGGAGAGTTGGGAGCTTTAGAAAGAACGCCTAAAAATATAGCAAAAATTATAGGGAGAGTCGGAAGAGCATTTGCAGAGCCAATAATCCCTCATAGTCCCAAGCTGTCTGCAGGAGCAGAATTATATGCAGACCTTGCAATAGAGGCATCAATGGCTGCAGGAACAGATGCACAAACATATAATG